CAAAAGCATAGCCTTCTATACTTCCGCCTTCTTTTGCTCCGCTTTGTAATCCACTTTGCCCTGTGACACCCCTTAACTCATCTAATTTAGTAAGAGTTTGATTAAGAACTTCGTTTTGTTGCTCCTCGTTTAAATTTATTAATGATTGCAACCATTGTAAACGTTGTTTTAGTTTAGAAGGATCCCACCCAGTATATGGATTAGCAGAATTAGGATTATCTGTTAACGCATCTGAATGCGCGGCTATTTGAGCTTGTAATTCTTCCGAAGATTTACCTTGGATTGCAGGTATAAATGCAGAAAGATCAGTAAAATATTGGACTTCATAAGGAGTTTCTGATCCTTGAGTCTCAGAATCTGTTCCACTTGCTGGTTGAGTAGTAGCAGTAGTATCTGGAGCCTCTCCTACTATACCCATTTGTTTAGCTTGTTGTGCATGGTTATAAGTTAGAGGTCTAAACTTACCTGTATCTGGATCAGTAAATCCTACAAGGTCACCATCCGTATATAATTTTTGTGAGTATATATCATGGTTTGGATGGTCTGGATTTCCTGCAACATCTTCGCTACCAAAAGCCCAAGCTTCTAGATCTCTATCTCCAGGGGTTCCAAAATGATCGTGCCCTTTATCTACAACTTGATTTCGGTACGCTCTTTGTGCTCTGGAAGCTCTTTCATCAGCATCAGAACCACCTCCAAATTTATTCATAGGATCAACACTTGTCTGAAAATAAGCTCGGTTTGGATCCATATCAGGATGAAGTGCTATCATCTGTTCTGCAGGAGACAACTTGTTAAATGCTTCTCTTACTTCCCAATCCCCAGGATCTCCTCCTTTTAAAGTTGTTATCCAATCACTTCCACTAAATATATTGCCATAGCCAGTAGGGCTTATGTCCGTATTGCCTTCTTTCGCTTTTTCTAATGCAGCTTGGTAATCGTCTACATCTTGCCCATAAGTTCTTGTACCTCCCCCATGTGTTTCGTATGTAGCTTCTCTACCTGCGTCCATACGACCTTCTAAACCTTTATTTGTTTGTTCTTTTAGCCAATCTGTCGGACCACTAAACATATCCCCTAGAGATTCAAGCCCACCTGATACATAATCTTTGGCAGTATTGAAAGTGTTAGTAAACCAATTACCTTCATCTTGAGGAGGATTACCTGTCTTCAACCCCAAAATTCCTCCGTGTTTTAGCCCTTTTTGTCCAGAAAGACCTGCAAGTCCTGTAGACATAACGTCATCTACGCCTGGAATGGGATTAATTTCAGCAAGTTTATAAGGCCCCATATCAAACTCTTCTTCATTAGTAGCAGATTCGCCATACTTCTCAGCACCCACTGCTGCCATTTTTTGCATGTACCAAGGCAAATTATACTCATTAAAAGGATTTTCTACATTACTTTGCCCTAAACTTTCAGCTTGTTGTGATGCGCCTAGTTTAGCTGCTTCTACATCTCCACCTTCTGGGATATATTGGGTATCAGAAAAATATCTTCGTCCACCACTTCCTGGCCGTCTAAATGTGTCTTTTATAGAAACAGGTTCTCTCACAGCTGTATACCGAGGAACAACACCTTGATATCCAACAGGAGTGTCAGGCGTTTCTAATATACCCGATGCACCTACACCTAAACCTAAAAGACCTGCTAATTTTCTAGGGTCTAAAGTTTTTTTATCCTCCTTATAAAAGAATAAGTTTTTTACTTGGTCCGCTAAACTTAATTCTTTATCATCTGTCTTCATACTATAGCCCTTCTATTTTTCTTTTCTTCATCTTCATCTTCTTCCCCTTCAGGATTTATTATATAGTCATATGGCCCCTTTTGCATTATATTTTCTATCTCGTCAGGAACATTTCGAGGGGTCGGAAACAAAGCTTCTTGTTCAGGATTGGCAAATATACTACTAAAATCATAAATATAATCCAAATCTACCACAGGTGGAACCGTCGATATAGTATTTATAGCATTTCCACCCATCATTGAATAGTCTTTCTTTTCCTGTTTCTTTTTGTCTTCTAATATATCTGTAGGTCTAGTAGTTAGGTTTATATTTTGGTTGGTTTGCAAATCTTGTTGGGTCTGTTGATCTTGCTGAGTTTGTTGATTTTGTTGATTAAGAGATGTAGTGAAAGCAGTAATATCTAAAAGACCATCAATAGTTTTTGTTTGATCTTCTTGGGTTTTAAGATCTGCACCTTGATTAGATTTAATATCTTTCTGTTGTTTTTTTTCTAAATCCAGCATGGACACATCTAAAAGTCCATCAACAGGTTTTGTATATTCTTGGTCAGACTTATATACTCCGTCTAAAAAAGATATTCGATTATCTAATATAGTTTCCCATGATAAGTCTTTATCTTTTCCGTATGAAGTTTGGGCATCTATAAAATTATTAATATCTATATTAGGGTTTTTCTCTAATACTTGTTTAACAACATCGGGGGGCACGTTACCTTCATACTCTTGAAATATATTTCGTACATAATTTTCAGTAAGATTAGTATCTTCCATAGCAGTTTTTGATACTGTATCTACCCAATCTAAAGGAACGTCTCCAAAATTATCCTTAAAATATTTTGTAGTGTCATTATCTACAACAAAAGAACCGTTTTTTAATACATTAGATTGTATATAAGATTTAGCTTTAGCTTTATTTGGATCATACGCCCCATTAGTTAATATTTCAGAATCCTCAAGATTTTTTGTACTATTATTTTTTAACCCTAGTAAATCTTTACCGTTATTAGAAAAATTACCTTTAAAAGATTCATAGACTATAGGCCCTGTAGCAGTTCCTGATTCTAGTATACCCGCAGCTACAGAAGGTACAAAATTAGCAAAAACATTTTCTTGGGTGAGAGATTGTTGAAGTCCTTGAGCAACGCCTATATTTATGGACATTTGCTCTCCCCCCTCTACAAGTCCTTCAGTTAATAAGGCTTGGGCCGATTTTCCAGAACCTTTTGCAGTAGAAAGAGCTAATTTACCAAAAAAAGTAGAAGCACTCCCACTCATTGGGGTAACCATCATTTTACCTACTACACTATCTCCAAAACCCCCTATTAATCCTGTAGTAAATATAGCACCTTTCGCCTCATTCATTATTTGAATAGCTGTCTGTAATTTATCCCCATTATTTTCTGATAATATATTTTGATACTCTGCCGACGCTAAATAAGAGGGATCATTTAATGCCCGTACTACTCCCTGTTCAATTTCTAAAGCTGCACCTCCAGCCGCTTCTATTACCTGAGTACCTGCTCCAAAAGCTAATCCAGGCAGTTTTCCTAAATATTTAGCCTTACTAAATATACCATAGTCTATTAATACATCGAATAATCCATTGGCCGCTTGTAGAGAATATCCAAAGATACTAGGATCTTTTCCAAATGTGCCATCTTCTATATAAGGAATGAGAGGAACCCCCGCTATAGCCTTAAACTTTAATTTCCCATCTATCTGACTATTTTCCATAGCTTCTACAGCTTCAGGACTAAGACGTTCTTTAAACTTGTTTTGCATATCCAACCCAAATTGAACAGCTATAGATTGTTTACCTGATAATAAATTTTCAAAGAAGTTAGCATCTTTTTCTAAATTTGCTTCAGTAAGATCAAAATTTACAACTCCTTCTGGCAAATATTTAGCTAAAAAGAAACCTAGCCCTCCTTTATCTTCTATACCTTTAGCATAACTTGCTACTTGCTCACCAAGTCCTGAGAGAGAAGAATTTACAAGATCAGAAATTGTAGTTTGGTTAAATAAATCTTTTTCTATTTCTGTAAACCCATCCATACCCGACCCCAAAGCATTCAATAAAAAATCAGTTGTTTTATACTTTTCTTCAAGTTTTGCTGCCGTGGCTTCAGCCTTATCTGGATCAGTAATATTTCCTAAATATGCTAATTTTTGAGAAGCACTTAATTTAGAGCCATCGTAATTATCTAATAACATTATATGTTCTGCCGATAGTTCATCCCCTATATCAACAAGAAAGTTACCAGCATTAGTATTTTGATCTTTACTTGTATAAACATGGTCTGCTAGGTTTCCTTCACCTCCCATTAAACCTGCTATTGACTTAATATCATTTTTTTGTAACCCAGTTACATTGTCTTTATAAAAAAGAACATTTTCATTTATACTCTTTTCCATTATGGCATTTAAAGTTGTTTGGTCTACCTTATCCCCTATTTTGTATTGCCCTCCTTTGTAAGCTCCCACCCCAGTAGTTTCTACCATCGCTTGAATATCTGATACCGATGCTTCTTTACCCCTAGTCCTGTATTCTTCAAGCATTAATTCTGTTATAACATCTTCTCTACCTATAGTTAAATTTTGAACAGCATCTAAGGCTAAAAACTCACCTTCCACAGGACGGTTTATTTGTAGATCTTCAGGAGCATATTTATTATGTATATCTATTTCATATAATATCTCTGGAGTTACAACTGTACCTTCACGTTCCCATGTAGTCGGGTCATCTACATCATGCACAAAAACTAAAGGAGATTGAACAATATCTTCCCCCACCACTTCTCCAAAACTAGAAGTATTATCTAGTATATTTTTAAAGTTAGTTTCAGATACTAATACTTTATCTTGTCCTTGAGATCCATAGTATTCAGATTTCATAGTTTCTAAAAATTGTTCAGCTGAATTAAAGGCCCCCATGTATATATTTTCGTCTTTTAAGGCTTTAGAAACTGCATTTTTATTGTCAAAGACCACAGAAGATCCATCATTAAATCTATATAAAGTTTTACCATTTGGTAAAGTTTCAACCCCAGTTTCCCATATTTGAATTTTACCATCTTTTTTAATTGGTACTCCTTTTTTTGAAACAATTACTCCGCTAGGAGTAACAAGTGTACCATCTTGTTTTTGTATTAAACCATTGACTATATTCTCTATAGGTTTTTCTAGAAGTGCCCCCAACTTTTGTTCGGATGATTTACTTAAGGAACCATAATAAGCTTGATTTACTGCCTCTTTACCGCCTCCTTGTAAACCTGTTATTGTAGCAGCAGTTATAGCCCTTGTAAGATCGTCGTCAAACCCTTCACCTACAAGCCCTGTAGTTTTGTCTAACAACCCACTCATTTGTTCTGAAAAAAGTCCTACCATAGCATCGGTTACAGTACCTGTTTTAGCTATAATATCTACACCCTTAGCTATAGCATCTTGAACTTCGGGGGAAATTATATCAGTGCCAAATGCTTCTGTTTCTAAGTCACTAAAAAAATTAGTAAACTCTTTTACTCCTGACTGTAATGGATCGCTTACTTGGTCTAAAAAACTAGTAACAATAGAAAACTCAAGATCCCCACCTTTACCTAGTTTACTAGTAACATCAGACACAATTTCACTAGTAGATTTTACTAAATTGGGACTTATGTTTAATTCAGTAAGGGCGGTTGACGTGTAATCACCTATAGCTTCAGACACTTTGGGAGTAACGGCACTAAATACTACATTACGTAATATGTCATCAAATTCGGCTCCATTTTCTGCAGCGATTGCAGCATTTACAAAAGGAGATAGCTGAGGAGCAAGTAAACTAGTACCTGCTTGGATTACAAATTGTATAGGTTTATCCGCTATAGCAGCTGCAGTATTCTCTACAGATTTTACTATATCTTTGAACACGTTTGATAGATCTTCGGGTTCCCAACCAAACCCTTCACGAGCACTATCTGTTAAATCATCCCATGCATCATCAACACCATCTCTAAAGTCATCCCATACTTTATCTATAAACCCTAGCATCTACAATTTACTTTTTTCTGATGTTATATTGGAATCCCAAATGCAAGTGAGGACATTGTTTGTTTGAGACATGCCCATAGGAATATCTATTCTACTTTTTACTTCTTTAAACACATCAAGATACTCTAGGCTAACCCCTGGAAATACTCCCCTAGTAACCCCTTCTTTTGTTAAAGATTCTATTAGACTGATAATGTTATCTATATAGTTGGGTTTGGTATCTATATTATAAGGCATTACCATAGCACTTGTTTTATCTTTCCCTATACTCACTACAAATACTGTATTATTCTTCTGGTAACTTTTAATATTTGGTCTAGCCAAAATGCTCTCTACTGAAAGTAAGGATTTTGAAATTTCTTTTTTATCAATATTATCTTGTTTAGCTCTGTGTAAAATAGCTTGAGTCATAATAACTGGATAAGGAAGTCTCTTTTGGTTACTATCTACTTCACTTTTCATATTAACTTACTTCCAGTATACTAACTATCACATGCAACCTATTTGCTGTTGCAGCTTGGGTTTTTAAAATATCTCCTGCGTTAAGTACCATAGGGGAAGTTAATAATTCTAGCGTTTGTTTTGCAGTGATAGCTTTATCTTTAAACACACTATATACATCTGCAGATGCATCAGTAAGAGTAATAGTTATTGTATCGGAATTATTGGAGTCCTCAGATACTAGTATAGATTTTATGATTGCTATCGCCCCTGTAGGGCAAGTATAGACTGTAGTATTTCCTGTAGAAGTTAGATCTACTTTAGCATTTTTATATGTATTAGCCATTTACTCTAAAAACCATCCCATAGCATCTGATTGTTCTTTCAAAACAGGACTTCTGAGAGCATTATCTACCTGATTAAAATACAGTCTAAGTATGTTATTAAATTGTGAAAAATATGTTGCATTATATTCTTTAGGAGGAAGAGGTAACGCAGGGGCATTAAAAGTTAATTTATGGTCTGTTAGATCAACTGTCATTATCGCCTCCCATCTGGTCGCATATCAATACGAGGAGCTCCTAATTGCCATTGTGTACCTGCTCCGCTAGATTCTACTTTTAGAACAACTTGTCTCCCTCGAACTCTTGTATTTACTTGACCTGTATATTTTTCAATAGGTAATGTAGCAGTTCTAGTAATCGCTCCACTATTAGACCCTCCTTCAGATAGAGGATCGCTATATCCTGATCCCGAATTAATCATAGGAGAAAGAGACATTGTTACTGCAGGACTACCTGCTGTAGAACCATCAAAACGAATATCAGGCATTACTCTCCATATAAACATAAACTGATGTCCATCATCTAAATCAAATTGAGCAGATTCTACAGAAGCCGATATAGCACTAGCAACTGCGGATTCTCTATTATCAATTCCTTTTTCATGGTCAACTAAATTTTGTCCTGAAGTAGCTGCAACAGGATGGTCTCTAACACCTGTATCTAACCATGCAGTTCTAGCAAGAGTTCCGTAGTACCATGTGTCATCAGTATAGTTATACACAACATATTTATTTACAGTGTTTGAACTAGCAGAACAATAGAACCACCATACTTCATTAAAAGCTTCATTTGTACCCCCAAAAAATTGATCCGCTTGATCCATGTTAATATCATTAAACACATACTTTCGTACTTTACAATTTAATGGTTTAGTCGTTCCATCATATACATAAAACTTATCTTTACCCATCCAGAAAGCTATACCTGCGGCATAAGTAGCTGCACTTTTAGATATGATAGATATATTTTCTCCGACTAATTGGGAAGTCCATACAATTTGTCCCCCTGCGAATTGGAAAGAATACAACGCAGCATCAGTCCAAACTAAAATTTCCTGCCTACCTTGCTTTGCCGTTATTATCTCTGTTCCTCTAGATAAAGGTAACGAACCTGCTTGATTTTCAGCAGAAGGTGTCCAGTTTGCGGGATCTTCTTGGTTAGACCAACGTACTAACATAGGGTCTATAGTACCACTCCCTAACGGGTTAACCCCAAAACAGAACACAAATCTATTATCAGATACTAAAGAATGGTTTTGTGTAGTAGGTGTATTGGAAGCTCCTGCTTGTGTTGATAATAAAACCCCTCTTGTAGTAAGACCATTAGATGCTACCCAATAATAAAGAGGACTTCCCTTATACCCAAATATTAAATTTTGCCCAAAGTTAGAAGAAGTCCATATACGTATAGCACTTATATCTGTAGATAAAGAAGAATGATCCCATGCATCTTCTCCCCATGTACCCGCATTCCAACCCGTAATAGCAGCTTGGTCTATATTACCTATATTTAATTGGTATGCTCCTACAGTACTTGATCCCCCGCTATTTCCCGCATCTGTAGGATTGGCAGAAACAGGAGTTCCTCCTACACCAGCTGCTGTGGTTATACTTTCAATGGTAGATACTGTCCTTGCTTGAATAGTATAAGTATTAGAAGTAGGAACAGTTAATATTTCATACTCTTGATTAAGTATATTCGCTACAATATTTCCTCCCAAAGATGCTGCACCGCTAAAAGTAACAAAGTCACCTGCGGTAGCTCCATGAGCAGTATCATTAACAGTTAAAGTAGAAGACCCATTAGTAGCAGTAAATGTTACATCTCCTGCACCCGTTGTAGATCTTATAGGGGTAATATCATAGTACCTACTACCCATCTCAATATAGAATTTTATGTGTGTACCAACAGCGAGTTGCTTTAAGCCAGCAAGAGTACTCCAATTAAATAAACTACGGCATGTCCCAAGGAAGAACTTATCAGATATACGTTCCCAACCCCCTATTTTTTCAGGAGATCCGCTTCTAAATCTAATTTTATCGCCATCATACCAGCCACCTTCACTAGTATAACTCGTGGTTTCACGATCAATTCCTGGCTTGAGTACTAATTTTTTTAGGGGCATATCTTAACTCGTCCATTATATATCTATCTTTTTTTCTTGCGATTCTTTTATTTTTTCGGGAACAATCTGGCAAGCAGGTTTTGCTCGATATATTGCTGGATCCCGTAATAAAAATGTTGCTTTTGCTTCGACTTCTTTAAAACACTCCTCTTTGCTTCTTAATAACTCTAACCCCGTAATAACGTTACATGATTCTACGTAGGGGGCAGAACATAATAGTATTATAGGTAACCACATACTAACACGTTATCCTGCGAGCTCGAAGTGAGGACCATCAATAAAGGGCCTTCGACCTTCACTACGTCTTAAATCAATATAGGCATTCATGGCTTCTTCCATTGTACCTTCCCATTCTCTTATATCTGGAATATGCCAGCAAGCCCCCCAACGTATTCCAATCTTTTCTTCAATCGCAGCTGCTTTCATTGCATCGGCTAAATCATCATAAAGATTCAACTCCCACGATCCCCTCGAGCCAATATAAGCCATGAGGTCTACGGCATCACCTGTAAGGTGTTTCGATTTCATGGTCTGCGTCGCACCCTTTTCCAGAAGGGCTTTTTGTTCTTCTTCCGTTCTCATTCCGCAAATCACACCGAAGTCGATTTTTGTGAGTTTTATGGCCGAGCAAACAACAGTATGGAGTTCATTCTTTATACCATTCATTCTGCTTAGGCTTCTTTGAGATAATTGAAAAGTCATTTTGTCAATCCTTTCTGCTTTTCATATGTCCTGAGTCCACCAATTCCTAAAAGTCCTCCAAGAACAGTAAGAAGTGTACCCATGTCAAAACTGGGCAGGTCAGGTATAATCGCACCTGTTAATGCCACTATAAAAATAATAAGAGGCTGAAGAATAAAGTGATAGCAAAAAGCAACCCCACAGACCCAACCAACGAAAGGTCTCCAGCCACCTTTAAAAAGGCTTCCACTTGCAGCTTCTGCTGCATTGACTTTAATTTGGGCGAGGGCCAAGTCTTGAGCATGTTTCTCAGACATTGTTGCAATGTCATGCGCTAGTCTAGCTCTCTGGTCTTTATCTTCTACGACCTTGTCTAATAATCCTGTAACTGGACCCACTAGCGCATTGAGTAAACTCATTTCCCGCATCCCTCACATTTTCCGCCACGACCTGTGACATAGCCCGCTACGATGCCAACGACACCAACTAATGCATTATTCAATAGGCTCAATATACCCTCATCAAAAGAACCACCATGATCTGCTGCTATCATAAATTCGTCTATTACAATAATACCAAGTAGAGTCATTAGACCTACTGCTAGTACCATTACTGTTAAATCTTTCATATTCATTTACTATACTCCCCTTTAGACTGTACAGTTAAATCATTGTTTCGTTTACTATAAGCTGTAGCTCCCATAAAAACAGATACTACAGCAGCTTGGCTGACAAAGAAAGTGTTTAAAAACCCTGATAACTCGTTAACACGAACCACGTTAATGATAGGTGTCATCATAGCAACTACAAACAAAACCATTGATCCCATAGCTACCCAAGCCATAAGGCGTTGTTGATCTTGCATCTTGTCAAGATTTCTATGCATCTCTCGTTGATGCTCTAGTTCTTCAATCCTCTTTGCCATAGCAAATTCCCCGTCGGTGATCTCCCCATTATTATCTATATCGTAGTGTTCAAACTGCGAACCTTTTTGTAATTTTTTCTGTGCCATCACATCACCTATCTAATAAGTAACCATTTTGGAGGGTATATTGTTGTCCAATAAAATGCTCCTAAGACGATTAAAATAAATAATAAATCTTCAACTTCCATGTAACCACTCACTAAAACTAGGACTTCCTCTTTCCATAGCATCTACCATCAACGCTCCAGCTATAACAACAAGAAGTCCTCCTAATAATAGAACACCTATTCCTATAGCAATTATTTCCATCATTTCGTCTTGTTTTTGTTTTTTCTCTTTAGCAACTTGTTTAGCATGTTCTTTAGCTTCTTGCATCCGCTGTGCTCGTAAATCCACAATAGATTTAAACGTACCGTGACCGAAACGTTGGTCAATAAGGACCGACATATTGTAACGCTCTTCCGCAGCCAATTTTGCATCAATAATTTCATGGGCAACACTCTTTATTCCGAATTGATCTCTTAGTCTTATTCCGTCTTTTTTACTTCGCTTCGCATTTAATTGTTGTTCCCCATCTAATAAATTCTCTACGGCATCTACAATACCATTTACATCAGAAACCGTATTTATACTTGACTTTATAAAGTCCACACTTTGTTTTACTAGTTGGATTCCCGTTACTATGTCCGATAACACCATCCATCATGCTTTCATCGCTAAGGAAATTAACAAAAGTATAGTAGTCCCGCTTGCTCCTATTAATATCATTTCTAGTCGTTTTACACGGCCAAGTATAACTTCCCAACGTTCTTCGCTGACAGCCTTATGCACCTCAAATTCAGTTCTTAAATCTTCCATTCATTACTCACTAACTTGGTTTTGTAGGCCAATCCGAATCTGATAGGTTAGGCCATTTACTATGTGTAGGCAAATCACGTAAAGCTTGCCTGTAAGTCTTCATATTATCAGATAAAGTTACATCTGCTAAGGCATAAAAATCTGTTTCTGTTAAGAGTGTACCTCTTTTTATTCTATTAGCCGTAGCAGTATCACTATCTAACTTAGCTTGATAAGCTGTATCTTGAGTTGCTTTTGTAGTTGTGACTTTACCATCTTTATCTACAATATCAGCGTGACGATCCTTCTCTACCCATTTTATAACCCAATTACCTTTAGAATCTTTTTCTACCCCCTCTCGTATAATAATTTTAGTAGTTGCCGAAGGAGAAGGAGCAGGTGTTTCAAATACAGCTTTATACCCTAAACCTTCTATAGTGCTAACCGAAGGGGCAGCGGAAAAAGATGTATTAGGATTATCAGCCTTGATACTACTCCACGTCTTAGTAACTTTGTTTGTTTCGTGGTAATATTCTGCCATATTGACTCCTATGCGATAGCTAAAAATAAATAAGTTCTGGTTCCTGATTGGTTTAAATTCCAGGTAAATCCAGCATTTAAAGGATCTATAAGATCCCCTGATTGTACAGTAGAATTATCATAGTTAGTAATAAGATATGAATCATTACCTGCTACTAAACCTAATGCAGTATTAAACATGAACCATCTTATATTTGTAACTGAGTCTATAGTACTTACTTCCCTAATAAGTACAAATCTTGCTCCACTTGTAAAACCGCAATCAACATCAGTGGTAGCCCCAACACCATATACATGAGAAAAAGTACCTACTTTACTAACACCCTCTACTGTAGCAAAAGAAGTTGCTATATACCCAACATTACTTCTATTCTGCCCCGCATTATTACTCCACCCTGCAGTACCTAAACCTGCAGATGAATTAGATATCATATTGTTCCAGTCACTTCCAACAGTAAAAACAGAAGAAGTAGGAGAAGGGTAAGACCCCCAAGATTCGGCATTAAGCCATGAAGTCCCAGTGCCATCAGCCCCAGATAAAGCAGTTACTCTCCCGTTATCTTTTAACCAAGAATGCCATATCCCCACACCATTTACATTTCCTGCACTGTTTGCAGAATTTTCAGGCATAAATATAATCAACTCAGGAACTACACCTAGATTATGTTCAATATTGCGGTTGGCTGTACCATCCCCCCTATAAAATGTGTTATCTAGAAAGCCTGGGTAAGCGCGAAACATCCAATTCCAAAACTGGGAACCGTAAGTAGCATACCCATCACCAAGACCTGTAGGACTTTGAAAAGTACTACTAGAACTACTACCTGCAGCAGGTCGAGATTCAGTTACTTGATTAATAGCATACCCCGCGCCATCACCTAAATTTCTATAGGTAAGCCCATTTTGACCTGAAGTCCCAGATGTTGCAGTAGAATCTAATCTAGTTATACCAAAATCTACAGGCCACCCTGTAAAAAATGTGGTTTTATAATTACTCCATGAATCTAAACTTTGCCCATTGCTAAAGCCAGGATTAGTAGAGTTTTGTCCGTAATATACTTGAGTGCCCGCTGTAGGGGCTGCCATAGGCCCATTTCGTATAGCTACATAAACACGTTTGACCCAACTATTATAAAATTTCTTCCCTCCATTATAAAAATTAAAATTAGGAGTATAATTATTATTGTAGCCAGCTATTCCATTAGTAATATCACGGCCATGCCCACCTTCCCATGCATAGAATTGATACATTTTATCCGTTAGACCCCAATACTCATTTGTGGTATCGTTTCTTTTTTGTAAGACCCATTGGGGATACCAGCCTAAATCATAATAAGGGTGCGTTCCTGTAGGCCAAGTTCCTGATTGGACATCTAATCCAAAACACTGTACCAATCCTGAAGAGCTTGTATCATGGTTCCATGCAGCTATTGTGTAGTCACCCGTAGCGTAATTTGTACTTAAAGTTACCGAATTACCACTTACTGTAAACATAGCACTTGTGGCTGGATAGTCTACCGAAGATATTTTTGCTAGTTTACCTGCGTCAAAGCTTCTATGCCATGCCCAACGTGGATCTCCTGAAGCTAATCCCGCGACTACAACAAAACCTGGATTTTCTAAATTTAGATTAACTGTTGTTGAAGAAGAACTATCGTGGCTTACTTTTTGTACATCAAAGAACTTAGGATGCTTTCTAAAAGTGTGAACATTATACACATTTTGAGTTTGATTATAGGCTCTAGCATTACCATAATTAAAACGAACCACCGTACCATCATCATCTTCTGGATAATTATAATTTGAAGCATCCCCCGCGGGTCGTCCTATAAGAGGCCCTGCAGTACTAAAATCCATAGAGTTTGCTAAGGTTTTTTCGACTTTATTACTTTCGCTAACATAAAGAGCTTTGTCTGCTCCGCGTTCTGTATCAAACCAACATTCAGGAGCCGCATTTAAACTACCAATACTAGTAGTATGGAAAGCTGTCCCCCTAGACCATATCATTCCTCCATGATCGGATATATTTACATTATTTAAAGGCATCGTTCTATCAGAACCCGCAGATGATGAATTGTGATCCCCACCATACACATCTATATGAAAAACATCTTCTATGTTAGGCTGTAGTTCAGATCCGCCCGCTGCGGCCATTAACATTTTTTGGGATAGATTACTCATACTAGCTCAATTTTTTACCTGCCGTGAATCCATAGTATATTGTACCACCATCAACAGTAAAAAATGTAAATACATCTACAGAGTTAGCTGTACCTGTTAATGTTGGAGCTACTCCTAAAGGCCAATCAACAGATCCAGGCCATGAAATAGTTCTATTACCTGAACCATCTTGTTTAACTCTTATTGTAAACCCAAAAGCCGTACCATCTGCAGGGGGGTTAGAGAATGTATAAGTTACGTTACCTGTTAATATATACTCAAACACGTTACCAGTCGCTAGATTAACTGTTTCTGAACCTGTGGAAGTAGCATCTTCAACTAGAGTCTCTTGGTAAGTTAAGGGTTTAACACTACCTGCCATTGTTACATTAGTTGTACCTGTTGGAATCTCTATTACATCGGCATCAGCATCATTTTTTATTGTTACATCATTAGTACTACCCTGACCTGTAAGGATTAAACCTTCAGTAGCCGTATAACCTATAGCAGCTGCATCACTTGATGACGTGTCTCCAAGAGGTTTAACAGTCCCTAAAACAACTATGTCAGTTTGACCCGTAAGTATTTTTAATACATCGGCATCGGCATCATTTTTTATTGTTACATCATTATTAGCTCCTTGGCCTGTGATAATAATACCATCATCACTAGTATACCCTATAGCAGCCGCGTTACCTGCAGAAGTATCCGCTGTGGGAATAAGCTTTGTACCTTGAACAGTAGAAGTAGCAGTAACTGTATGAGGTATAAGGGTGGCTTGAGCAAGTACGTCCATAACTTTAGCAGTACCACCTGTTCCTTCCGTAGCTATCCACTTCATAGCTCCAGCGATTATAGCCACAGTAGCTCCAGAACCTTGTTTAATAGTTAGAGTATAGGAAGTATCATTTTTTATTGCCCATAACTTGCTTATCGAATTGGGAGCTAAAGTAATAGTACAAGCTTGCCCACCATTTGTTATAACTAAGTAAAAAGCTCTAAATTTATTAGTGTTTGACGGGGCATCAGGTACAGTAAGAGTAACTGCTGCACTATTAGCTAATGAATAAGTAGCGTATCCTAGAGCTGTCCCTATTAATTCTAGGTTTGTATTTGTAGCTGTACCCCATGTTCCAGACCGTTCGCCTGTCCCTATTTCTTCTAGCCTTAGATTATTTTCAAATGTACTCATATCATGTTCCTTTGTAGCCTGATATTATAATAAAACCCGTTAATTAGCCAGTATATATTTATGCCGCCTCTAATGTATTGGTCCAATTTGGGGTTTGACTGGGGGTTATAGCATTAAAATTAGGATTTTGTGATGGTAGTATATCAGACCACATATACACAGATCCTGCCGTAGCTGTACCTACTGCACCCGTAGGATACACATTTGCTGTACCTGTTACACTACTTAAAGCGTGGGTAGACCCTGTCATAGCAGACATAGCAGATAGTGTTACAGTTACGTGTATATGTACAGAAATAGACCCTATAGCAGAAGTCATAGTACTTGGAGCATTTAGTGTTTGGAAAGTATCTCCAATAGAAGATGTAAGTGCTGAAGGGGCAGATAGGGTTAAATTAGCATCGCCCGATACAGTAGTTCCATTACCTACAGTTGTAGTACCTTGAACCCCCATAAGAGTTTCAAATACATTTCCTATTGTGGAAGTAAGTCCTGCCATCGCAGAAAGCGTTACATTAGCATCGCCCGATACAGCAACAGTACCAGCATGGGTAGTAGCTTCTATACCTGTAGCATTAACTGTTTCATCAATAACGACAGTTATAGTGCCTATACTAGTAGTAGCGGAGGTATTATTAAGAGTTTCAAAAGTATTACCCAGAGAAGCAGTCATTAACAGACTAGGAGCTTCTACATTAGCAAAACCTGTCCCAGACACCTGACCTGCATGGCCAGTAGCCTCTATCCCCATAAGGGTAGTAAGAAAATTAGGGCTTATGGATGCAGTAACTTGTACACCCGTAACCGCTACATCTATATTTGCGCCTAAAGCAAGACCAGAAAATGGGGCAGATGCTAGAGGATTAGCTGCAAAACTCATTTAATATCCCTTTATTACCCCATTTGTTTTAGTTAAATACTTTTTCACCTCTAGGTGGGGTTTTTTCTGCTGCAATAGCATCATCAACTTTCTTTTCGTGATAAGCTACTTTATCAACTCCCATTGTGGCTTTGATCCAAGTGATTAGCTGTTTTTCAGAAACGTCTTCCATTTTAGTAAACGAACTTTTGTCAGAAGCAGGGTCAAGATTTTGAAAATCCCATCGAGTTTTTGTTACACCATCTACAGTATCGGTTACTGTGAAATGAACTCTGTCTATTTCATTAGCTCCATTCGTTCCTGTAGTCTTGTATTCTAGTTTATCAATCTTCCAAACTTTAGCCATCTTTGCTTACCTCTTCTTCCATAGTTCTAGTAATGGTTTCTCTTGCTGCTTCTACTTGATCCATTTGAAAACGTAAGTTGTGTTCTTTTTGTGTAAGATCAACCAAATGATTCCAACAAGCTTTAGCTCGATCAGATAAGTCAGCTATTTTGTATTGCTTATCTTTAAATTTTATCTCTGTAGGTTGTTTAATTTCTTCTGTCATTTAGTTCTCCTCGCTAGGTCGGTTTAGTAGGCCAATCTGAATCTTTTAAGTAAGGCCAATTTTTATGTGTTGATATATCACGTAAGGCTTGTCTATAAGATTGCCATTTAGTTTTGGTATCACTAGGTACATCTGGATTCTGTGTCCAATCTGTGTTTGCTAAGAGATGACCTCTTTTTGTTCTTTCCTGTTTACCTCTATCTTCAGCTAACCATTCTTCTGTAGGTCCAGTAGATTCTCTATAATCTGGATCACCTTTTTTAACTAGCCTTTCAACTACAGTGCCATCCAATTCGATTGATATTATCTTACGAGTATCTGTCATTATGACCTCTTCAATCTTGTTACGTGGGCTTTCATTCTAAAATTATTGCTCCAAATATTTTCAATTTTAAATTTACTAATTGTAGTATTAGCTGCAGCATTTGTACCTCCAATTTTAACTACAGTAGTACCTATCTGTCCCCAGTAGGAATTGTTAGTATCCAACCTAAAAGTACAATAATTATTGTCAGTTGTATATAATTGGGAAGAATCAGCTTGGAAAAATTCAAAAACACCATAATCAGGAGAATTACCCCCTTCTGTACTAATATCTGTTTGCCCATAAAATCCATGTGATCCAAAAGACATATCAGAATCGGTTTGGGCTGTTCCCCACGGCCAATTACCTGTCGATTGATTTAGAAATTGGACAGCAAACCCTTGGCAGTCTAAGTAATTATTACTTTCATTTCTTTGCCAACCATGAGTTTGATTGTAAAAAGATATTTCCCAACGTCTAGAACCTCCAGAATTATCTACCATGTGGTCGTGAAATTCAACTCTATAATAATATCCTCTGGCTACAGCAACTTCTAAAGTACTTGCGCCACTAAAATTTGTAAAGCTAACGTGTTCCCAAGCACCACCCGCTGCATCTTGCCATGTTGGAGATGAACTACCATTTGAGGTCAATACTTGACCAGATGCTCCATAAGCAGTGTCACTTCCACTAGTAGCCAAAGCACCATTAATTGTTATTCCAGCATTTGTAGTCTTAAATCTCCAATTATTATTATGATATAGAAAAGTAGAGGCATCGTTATCTGCCCAGAAAACCCAATCACCATTATTTAAAATACCTAGGCCAGCAGAGTAATCATTTTGTATATAAGTATTCCCTACATTACCAAGATATAAATACCCATCTTGTGCATTACTACTAGACCTTACATGCAAACCATTAGAACCTGTCCAAACAACACTAGAACCATTATAGTATATGTAAGTTTCTTGATTATACTGCCCCCACAAGACTGGATCGTTTGATCCATTATAAATTGAAATGGCTTGTGAATAGTCATTGTATATATACCCATAAGTATTCCCTAAATAAAGAATACCATCATTATTATTTGAGGCATTTACAACTCTAGCACCATCAGCTTCTGTTCTAAAAGTATAGCTTCCATTGTGATAGAGGTAGGTGTAGCTATCTACAGTACCACTGACAACATCATCATTCCCACTTGATCCAGAGCTTTTGAGTGTAATATATGAACCATCTACACTATATAAGCTTGCTCTGTTATTAGCACCCAAAAATATCTGTGCATCATCTGTGTCATTTGGGTTGCTAAGAGTAATTGAACTTGCGTTTGAAGTTAAGAATACTGTATTGTTGTGATAAATTGTTGCAGCACCATCAGAAACAAAAGTCATATATGTTTCATTATCGGTTCTATTTTTTATCTCAATCCCACCATTGCCATTTACTCCAGAAAGGATTTTAAGATGACCGTTTTCATTTTGGTATTTTATAATTCCATCATTAGTTGAGCTATTATCATGGTAAATTTCTAAATCAGACCCTGCACCAAAAGTTACTTTTTTGTCATCTGCTAAGGCAACATTACCTGCAAAAGTAGCATTACCAGAGCTATTAATCTCTAAAGCCGTACTTCCACCATTGTACATAAATTTGTGGCCTAAAGCCCAATATTCTGGAGTTAAATACGCACTGGTTGATCGGTTGTAATTAAAATATATTGGATTACTGCTTGCACCTGCAGGGTCAATTTCAACAACAGGGCCACCATTCCTGATTGTGAAAATTCTGTCAGGTGTAGCTGTACCAATACCAATTCTATCTGTACTAGCATCAACATAAAACATATTAGTTTGATTTACACTTTTAATTCTAAAGTCTGTGTCAACTCCAGATTCATTAAAATGAGCATTTGCGTTAAAGAAAGCAAAACCAGAGTTTGACATATCCAGTGTAAGGGCAGTAAACGCTCCACCACCATCACTATCATTGCCTCTAAAATACATATCAGCATCTGCTGTTGGAGTATAAAAAGAAGGGCCATTACTTATAACACCAATCTCTAGTCTTGAATCACCGTTATCCTTAAATCTCCAATTAGGAGCATCAGAGTCAAATATAATATCTCCTGCAACATCAATCGTAAGATCACCACTAGACAAATCTATCTCTGTGCCATCAATGGTTATATTGTCAACTACAACTCCTGCATTAGCTGTAACAGATCCTGCAAAAGTAGAATTTTGAGAGCCATCTAGTGTTAATGCCGTTGCATTCGCACCAGTTTTAAAAACCATAGAACCTGTGTAACTAATATTACCGTGATCTGGATCACCT